ACTTCCAGACGATCCTGCCGATCCAGCACTTCCAGACGATCCTGCCGATCCAGCACTTCCAGATGATCCTGCCGATCCAGCACTTCCAGATGATCCTGCTGAACCTGCTGAACCTGCTGATCCAGAACTTCCAGATGAACCAGAAGAAGCATAAGTTAATCCAGAAGATCCTGCAGTTCCAGACGAACCAGAACTTCCAGCGGATCCCGCACTCCCTGCACTTCCAGCGGACCCTGCTGAACCTGCTGACCCTGCCGACCCTGCACTTCCTGCTGACCCTGCCGACCCTGCACTTCCAGATGAACCAGACGAACCAGAATCTCCAGGTATTGAAAATGCCACCATAACTTCGTCACCATTTTCAAAAGTTGTGGCGTGTCCGCTATCTGCAATACGATAAGCAGTAAAACTACCATAAGTAGAATCATTGTATAATGCAGAAGTTACTCTGAATACAACAAATTTAGTATCATCTCCTCTTTTATAAACACCAACGAGTGCTTCCCAATCATTACCTACTCCAAAAGTATCTGGTCTTACTGCACCTGTCCATAAATTGTACATTTCATGACAGGCTGTACCATTCTTATCAAGACCATCTAAAGTAACTCTATTTAACGATGCCCAACTAGAAGTTCCTGCAGTAACATTAAATCTTATTTTTCCTGATCCTGGATCAGTTGTTTGGGTAGTATCATTGTCGTATATCATCGACATTCCGACCATCGCATCAATACCAGATGATCCTGCGGTTCCGGACGAACCAGAAGTACCTACTGTTCCTGAAGATCCTGACGAACCAGCGGTTCCAGATGTTCCTGATGTCCCAGACGATCCTGAAGTCCCAGATGTTCCTGACGAACCAGATGTTCCAGAACTACCTGAAGTTCCTGACGAACCAGAAGTTCCGCTTGTGCCTGAAGTTCCAGATGTCCCAGATGTTCCTGACGACCCAGACGATCCTGACGACCCAGATGTACCTGTAGTTCCTGACGACCCAGATGTACCTGAAGGACCTGTATCTCCATCAACTCCTGAAGTTCCAGATGTTCCTGACGAACCAGAAGTTGCAGAAGAACCAGATGTTCCAGAAGTACCAGAATCACCAGTTCTTGCAAAAGTAGCAACAAGTTCATCGTTATTTGAAAAGTTATTTAAGGAAGAACTTAGATATGAAACATTAACATAATACCATGAAGGATTAGAAGTTTCTATATCATTAATTGTGTATAGAAAAGTTTCATTGTGATCTGATTTACAATATATTCTTACATGACCATTTGGATTAGAAGAAGAATCACCAAGCGACTGTAGAAAACCTTCAATGGTAATACCATCTTGATCGGTATCACTTATTCTTAATCTATTAGCATCATTGGGATATGTGTAAGTACCAGAAGATAATGTAAATCCTAATTTACCTGTTCCTGGATCATTCGTATCTTGTGCAACATTGTAATTATATGCGAATGAAGCACCACCGAAACCACCATCTTGTCCAGAAGATCCAGATGTACCTACTGTTCCTGAAGATCCAGATGTACCAGAACTTCCAGCGGATCCAGCACTTCCAGACGATCCAGAAGTTCCAGTAGAACCTGACGACCCAGAAGAACCTGAAGTTCCTGCTGAACCACTTGTTCCTGACGATCCTGAAGTTCCATCTGCTCCAGACGATCCTGATGTCCCAGACGAACCAGATGTTCCTGTAGTTCCTGACGATCCTGAAGTTCCAGAAGTTCCGCTTGTGCCTGAAGTTCCAGATGTGCCAGATGTTCCTGACGACCCAGATGTACCTGTAGTTCCTGAGGATCCTGCTGAACCAGCACTTCCAGATGATCCTGAGGTCCCAGTTGAACCAGACGATCCTGAAGTACCAGCGGTTCCAGAATTTCCTGATGAGCCAGACGATCCAGCACTTCCAGATGATCCTGCTGATCCAGAACTTCCTGCACTTCCAGCGGATCCAGCACTTCCTGCACTTCCTGCTGACCCTGCACTTCCAGAAGATCCATGAGTTCCTAAAAACGTCCCATCAACACCAGACGATCCAGATGTTCCTGCTGAACCAGTTAATCCGCTAGTTCCTGTAACACCAGAAGTACCTGAAGTTCCAGCACTTCCTGCTGATCCAGAACTTCCTGCTGATCCTGCTGATCCAGAACTTCCTAAAAGTTCTCCATCAACACCAGATGTTCCATCAGTTCCAGAAGTACCTGAAGTTCCTCCGCCTCCACCGCCTCCTGCTTCACCCCATCCAGAAGCACCTGAAACTCTTGTAGCAGTTTGAGTTGCTTTTTTACTGACTTTCTTAATTACATCTTTTAAATTATCTACTTCGATTTCAAGTCTTGTAACTTCAGCATCATCACCAGGATCACCTTTTTCCCCTGCAGGACCTATAGGACCCACATCCCCTTGATCACCTTTAGGTCCTTGAACCCCTTGAGGCCCAATTCTCCCATCAGTTCCAGGTTCACCCTTAGGTCCAGGTAATCCTTCTAATCCTCTTTCTCCCTTTACACCTCTGGGACCTTGAGTCCCTTTAATCTCAAGAACTTTAACTTTTTCACCTGTTACAGGATCTAAAATTTCTTTTACATCCTCAACAATTTCTTCTTTAGTTTTTTTAAGTTCTTTTTTAGTATATGCAAGAGAAGTGGCTAACGCCTTACTTACATCTAAATCTTTTTGATCGTCTTTCATTTACCATTTCTACAAATCAATCTACAAACTTATCATCATCTTCTAATACAGAAAAGAGAATATCATTAACTTTATCCTTAACCTTTGCTTCTTTTTGTGCAAATTCGAATTTTTCTTCTATTTTCTTATCGATATCTTCTTCATTGATAGTTTGTTTATTATTCGTATCTATTTCTACAGAGTTGAATTGCATGTCTTCCTCACCAGAAAATCGAGGATCATCAATTTCTTTTTGCATTTGCTCATCATTAGTTTTTACTTCATCATCAGTCATCATAAGAACATGTTTTCGTATATATTCGTGAGAATAATACTTACCAGCATAATCTTGTAAGTCTCTAAGAATATTTAACCTGTCTTGGAGAAGTTCGCCTTGTTTGATTTCTGCAAAATGACTGTCATTTTCAAATTCATAAAACACATCATTCTTAATGGATTTCCAATCATCTCTTGACATTATACCTTTAAGAGTTAATTGTCTTTCCATAATTTCATCAAACATTAAACTAAATCTACTTTGAAGTTTATTGACAAAACGTGTAAATTTAACTTCATCTCTAGAAATTTCAGTTGCACGGCCAATTGTATAATTTGCTTCTGATTCAAGTCTTGAAATAGGAACACCTAATGATTTATAAAGTTTTTTCTGAAAATAAAGAACATCTTCAATATCTCCGAGATTTTGTCCTCCAGGTAGTGTAGAAATTTCTGTTCCTCTACCACCTTCTCTACGAGGCATCCAATAATCTTCAAGCATTGACATATGCTTTCTATCATCTCTAACTTCACCGGTGTTTGCATCATATACAAGTTTATTTTTGTAACGAGTCATCAAATCACGCATATATTGTTCTGCTTTTAATTTAGGCAGATTACCAACATCAACATAAAAAATTCTTCTCTCTGGTGCCCTTGAAATTCTATAGATCACAAGAGAATCTTCAATCATTCTTAACTGATTTAATGGCTTGATTGCTTTGTGTAGGTAGGACAAAACTAATGAACGTGTACTATTCATTAGTCCTGAATGAGTATAAACAATGGAATCTGGTGAAATTTTTAATCCAGCGGCGGCACTTGTAAAAGCGGTGCCCATAGTTTGACCCTGAGACTGATAAATTCCTTTTTGATTATACACATAATATTCCTGAACGGTTGTCTTAGTTTTACCGTTAGGTTGTCTTTCTTTTTTCTTTTCACGAATTTTCTTTATTTTTCTTGGATCTAATACTCTTAATTCGTGAATACCTTGTTTCATGTTATTTTCATCAACAATAACGTGATAGAAAACTCTACCATCAACATACCATCTTCTGAAAATATCATGTCCTAGGTTCTGTAGGTCTAACAGTTTACTTATCTGTTTAAACTCTACTCTTATTTTGTCTCTGATAGGTTCAGAAACATTTAAATTATCTACGTTGATTCTTACAACGGGTTTTTCTTTTGTGGTTACAACCGCTTCATTGATTATATCATCAATGGCATTTTCGACTTCTGCTTGAAGTGCCATGTCACGATATCTGTTTATTAATTCAGATTCGCTTTTTATAGCACCTTCAGTATCAACATATGTTCCATATGCACCACCTGATGCAACGGTCAATGCTCCATCTTCATACTCTGCTTCAGCAAAAGTCTGAACCTTTACGTTCTTATCTTCTTTTCTTCCGATTGTAAAACCAAATAAATCAATAGGCATGTAATTTCCTGAATGCGAGTGAACAATATAGTTATACTAATTTATATTTATTCACTCGCTAAACCAGAAAATATAATAAAAATGTGATCAAATTATGTGACTTGTACAGGCTTATAAAATCTCAGGTCCATTAATTACTCCAGGTTTTACTCCGAAAGTAGGACTCTGACTAGGTTGTTCCCTTGACCAGAAATCATATGAAAATGTTACAGTATATTCCTCTATTGTATCATTATCGCCCCAATCTAGAGTGATTTCTGATATGTCAGTAGGAAACATATTATGGAAAAAATATGTAACTGTATTATTGTTTGTTTTTCCATATTGCTTAACCTGCCCTTTTCCAACATAACCCCTGGATCCTGTACCAGTTCCTCTAAGATTTGTTGAATGATCATTAATTTTATTCATCCAATCCTCAAACTGTCCTCTAATTGCAAAAGTTTCATCATTAATTACTGTTACAGTCCATTCTGGGAATGTTCTGTTTCCAGCAAATTTAACTTCTCTACCAAAATAAGGAACGATAATAGTTCCAATAGTTGCTCCTGGTATAGAACTACCTTTTGCGAACAGATTGAGTTTTTCAAAATTAGCAACATCACCGGTGAAACCAGAAATTTCAACTTCAAATAAATTAGGTCTTTGACCATCGTACTCCATGGCCTGACGAAAATTCGCTATATTAAAAGCCATATTTTTTCTCCTTAAACTGCGTTAACCACTTCAGAAAATTCTACTCCGGAAGCCACGGCAACAAAGTTTAATCCTATGAAGTTAATTGATTTAGTGGGTTTGACAAAAATATCTCCTCTAAACTCATTTCTATTTATAACAGCAGGTGTATTATTTGTCTGGTCACATATTACTCTAAACTCTTCAATACCTCTTCGTCCTTGAATATCTCTCAAGAAAGGTTCAATTATTGAAACAAAATTCAAACGAGTAAAATCATCATTGAATTCGAATAAAAGATTTTCAGCCGCATTTGCTATAGCCTTTTCTAGAATAATAAAGAGTCTTCTTACATTAATTCTATCAAAAGAAGATGGTCTTGCCAACATGGTTTTATCACCAAAAAGCACTTTTCCTTTACCTGGGAATGATGCAATTGGATTAATACCTGAAGTATAAAGATCATCTCTTTCTGCTTGCGTTGGTACATATGCTAATTCAATAACTCCCTTAACATTTCCTCTTGTAAATCCTGCAGGAGAAATGAAAGGATTAGCATTATCTGCTTGGGCACAAAGACCTGCAATATCTCCGTTTAAAGGAACCCACCTATAAATGGAGTTATACCTGTCAAACATGTACTTGTAATTTCCATCCATAACTGCATAACTAGATGATGGTAATACATTTCTTCTAGCAACAATATTACCTACTTCAGAACCCTCATCATTAACACAATCTGCTTGTTCTGGAGATAAGAAAACTACACAATCTTTTCTAGACTCTGCTATTTCATTAACAAGATATGTTGCTAAAGTATTGGATGCTTCTGCTGAAATTAATAAAGAAACATCTACTTTTGCAGGATCTTTGAAATAACTATAAGCAGTAATTTCATCTGAATCAGAAGAATCTGCTCCGTCAACACCACCTGAAAAACTAGCGGTCATGATACCATTTGCGCCTGTTGCACTAAAGGAACCAGCAAATTTTGCTGAAGTGTTTCCTTGATCTATAGTAGCACCCCAATCATAAGTCAATTTAGCGGCTCCACCATCTGTGGGAGCATCACCCATTGCATCATGATCTGTCCATCTAATCCAATCAGACTGATCATTTATTACTTCTTTGTAATAAAGAGAATCTCCTGTGCTTCCTACTGCTCCATTTGCTACTGATAAACGCACATAATTTTCAAGAGGTTGTTTATTCCTTACAAGAGCATCACCTCGTCTATCTTTTCCTCCGGTAATCTCTCCTTGTTCATCCACTAATACTGCATGAATTTCATCTCCAACATCTTTTGAACCTGATTTTTCATAAGCATACACACTTGTTAAAGGTGCTGATGGAAAATCATCTGCAAATTCCCATCTTCTTTCGAATGTTGCACCTGCAGTAATTGCTCTATCAAGTTTTGATGAAATTGTTAATGATGTTGTACTAGCAATTGCAGTTACTTTTTTATCAACTTTTACACCACCATTATCAGTAAATGTAATTATATCTCCTACATGTAACTGTCTAGTAAAATTAGTATCTGCTCCTGTTATGGTTAAACTATTGATTGGTCCAGAAATTGTACCAATCATATTAACGGCAGGTTCGTTAAATGCTGATCTTTTTCGTCTTACAAGAGTAGCACCTGACATTGAAGAAGAACCACCAAGACCAACTAATTCTGTGTCTTCTGTAGAAACAACAAAAGAAGTATTGGATGTAATAGCAGTTACTACACCAGAATTTGCTCCATGAACAATTACATCTCCAACTCGTAGTTCCGCATCTGCTAATGCAGTTCCGCTTCCAGTAACTAATGTAGTAGAATTACCATTTGCAAAGGTTCCTGTAAGAGCAACATCAGTATTAGTATCTAAAGAAACAGTTCCATCGCTGGTTACAGTTGTATTTGCTCTATCTGCTATACAAATAGACATTTTCATTGAATTACCAAGAGTTCCTGGATATTTTGCCGTAAAACTTGTTCCTGAAGTTGTTGTAGATTCGTATGTATTCTGATACTCTTTGCTATTTCTAATTAGAATTGCAGTACCTCCAGTTACGGCATTTTTTGCACTAGAAGTATTGGCCGCACGAACAACTCTTAATTTGTTTGAATAACTCAAAAAATTAGCGGCACTAAAAAAAGTTTTATATGTATTGCCATTTGGCTTACCGAATACATCGACCAATTGATTTTCATTGGAAATTGTTTGTACGTCCTCTAGTGGACCCCACGCCAAATTTCCTGCTATAGCACCATCTGAAACAGAAGGAACTGGTACTCTAGTGGTTAAATCGATCTCTGCTACGGCTACGCCTGGACTGACCTGAAAAGCCATATTATCTCTCCCAAAATTATAGTAATAGATATTTACTTTGAATATTTATTATTTTGCCTGTTTTTAGAGAATATTTTATTTATTGTAATATAAATAAAACATGGATAAGGCACTTGAAAGATTTGAAAAGAAGATATTAAAGTCTAATGATTGTTGGTTCTGGACTGCTAGTAAGACAAAACAGGGTTATGGTATGTTCTCATATAAGGGAAAATCAGTACCTGCACATAGATTTGCGTATATTGCGTATAAAGGGACTATAGAACACAATAAAATAGTACATCAATCATGCAATAATACGTTTTGTGTAAATCCAGAACATTTATATCTTACAACAAAAAGTGAAACTAGAAATAAATTCTATGAAATGAGAATTAATCCTGAAATGATATTTAATGAATCTATAAGATATCTGGAAAAATTAAAAAAGATAAGACCGGATTTGAAGATAGAAATAGAAAAATTAGTAGATCAAGTTAAGAATCCAACGAATATTCATCGTATTAATGTAAATAATCAGTAGAATATTTTTCATCTACGACCCATTTTTCGCCCCCCATATCAACGGTTTCAGGTTCATATGAATCTCTGCCATCATTTATGAATCCAAAAGGAATCATTTGGGCCTCTGCTTCTTCTAGTTGTTCCTTGAACATTTTTTCTCGTAAATCTAAATCTGTTATTTCAGTAAAATATTTTTGATTTACAAGCCAACCAAAAAGAATGAGAGTTGTCATTAAATCATCATGATATCCCTCATCTGCTTCATAACCCGATCCTTTAGCAATATATGTTGTCATTTCATTAATAGTTTCTAAATCCCATATTAATAACTTATCACCTTCGATCAAGTCTTTAGTATTTGAACAACCCTTTCTCTTTACTTCTTTTGTCGTTCTAACTCCTAATTGAGAACCCTTTCCAAAACCTCCACCTAAAGTCTGTCCAGAACGCCCAAGAACAGTTGTATTGAATATATTCGGATATTCTAATTCATGATGTAAAATATCTGCAACTTGACCTCCAATGTCATTTGTTTCTATAAGAACATATGCAGAATTATAATAACGAGACACATTTTCTATCACATTAGGAAAAACCATTGGAGATATATTAGCATCTCTATATTTTGCGACTTGCTGATATGGAAATTGACTAACATCAAATACTGAAAATGCTGAGAAATCTTGTCCTCTTCCTCTAGCAGTATCGACTGTACAAACATAAGAATGAGTTTCTTCTACATCAACATAAACATCTAAACTTTCCTGTTTTTTTACTGGAGGTTTATATGGCAAATTTTTAAGTTTGGAAGGAGATATTAATGTGTTTTGAGATCCAATAAAATCACATTCATATTCTTGTGAAAATTGTATTTCACTTGTATTACGAATGGTCTCTTCTTTCCATGCTTCATCTCTACCTGGAACCTGAGACCAATGAACTTCAATTGGAACATAATCACTTCTTCCCTCTTCAGCATCAACCCACATTTTATAAAACATGTTCAATCCCTTTGGAGTTGAAACAATAAAAACTTTAGTTGTTTGACCTGAAGAAATTGTAGGATATACAGAAGTAAAAAATTCTTCCGCTAAACTTGGAGGATCAATATGTGCAAACTCATCCATAAAAATAATATTAAAAGACGATCCACGAACCGCAGAAGAAGAAGTTGATGCGGCTATAACTTTACTACCATTTTCTAATTCAATATTTCCTCTATTCCAAACGACTACTCCTTGTTGTAACCATTTTGGTAAATGTTCGTAAGCAGTTTTCAGTCTTTGAAGAATTTCCCTTGCAGTTGATCCTTTGTTTGCTAATATAGCAATATTAGATTGTTCGTTAAATAATGCATAATGTAAAAGATAAGAAACAATAGTTGTAGATTTACCAGTCTGTCTTGGCATTTTGCAAATAACAAAACGATTATTATGAAATTTTTCAACCATGTCTTCTTGATAATCATAAAGATCGAAAGGTACAAGTCCACGATCTACATGAACAATTTGTACATATGTTCTTGAAAAATGTACAGGATCTTTTGAACACCTAATAAATTCTTTTAGTGTTTCTTCAGTCCATTCAATAGGGACATATGCGGATTTAAGTAAAGGATTTCCTAAGTAATGTTCTGTCATTTTAACTCGTAGTTAACCATACCGTGTTTAGTTGTATAATCCAATGCACTAGACATTGAACCTATAATTTTTAATTTTGCTTTTTTAGGATATACCATTTTTATTAATATTTCGCCTTTTCTCCATGCAGATTTATCTAAATTTGCTTGATAGAAATTTTTTCCACCTATAATATTTTCTACATAACTCTTTGATGTAGGTTCTGATTCTAAAGCATTTGCAACTGTATAATTAAAAAAGGATGGAATTGTAAAAGGATAATTTGTTCTAATTGTTTCTTTTACAAGAGTTCCTCCACCAAAAGGTTTATTTTTAATAAAATAATCTTCTACAGAATTAGATACTTCATCAATTTCAATATTTTCTTTTTGTGTTACTGATTTATTTGTTGCTAATTTTTGAATTGTTTTGTAAACAGAATGATTTGTATTCGTAACCAGCGTTCCTTTTATTTTTAAAATATCTCTAATACCTACTTCCATCATTATATGTTTTGATTTTGTAAAAGATTTTCCTCCAACTATTTCTGAAGTAAATCCCATTTTTCTTGCAGTCTTACACATTTGTCTAAAAAAACAATCTTTCCATCCTGTATAATATTTTAGTCCATAAGGAAGAACATTTGTCATAAATGATGCGGCCGCTCCTGCACCATACTTACTTGATATACTAACTGTAGCATCAGAATAAATTAATGCACTATCAACAAGTTTAAATGCAGGATCAGTTGGAATTACAAACAACTTAATATTATTACCCAACATATCAGAAGGAATACAAACTTGTGACAACTGACCCTTAAATGCTAAAAGACCAGGAAGAACTTCTCCAAAATATATTCCTAATTCATCAATATGACTATCATCTAATCCATTAAGGTCTATCTTGTGTAAATTAGTTTGGTTTAAATATGTTTTTAATTTTTTTACAACATATGGATTTGTCGCATTTAATTTTTGTTCAGAACCAAGTATTATACTATTTTTCAATTGATCAAAACTATCAAAAGACATTACTGGAACATCTTTTTGTGTTAGAACTGTTATCTTTGAGAGGACTCCAGATTTAGTAAATGTTTCTGCTAAAAGTTCTAATTTAGGTGGTCTTTCTGTTCCTCTATCATCAGTAGGTTTTCTAATTTTAGAAATTAAAATATAACCTTGTTTTCTTTGATATTCTATATGAGCATATTTTGTATTGCTTATATCCTCAAATTTATTTGAAAGAAGTTTTATTTCTGTTCTTGGATTGATTTTGATATTTAACTTTTTAACATCATTACCACTTTTTTCAAACATTTCTGCAAACTGGCCATTTTCTGTTCTAATTTTTAAACTTTCCCAGTCTGAATTATTAGTAATGTATCTAACAAAGACGGGATTTGTTGGATCTTTTCTGTCTCGTTGACCCAAATGCGCCATGTCAGTCTTTCTTGTCTTTCAACATTTTTTGTAGTTCAGCGGTGCTACCAACAAATAAAGCATTTGTAACTTTGTTGGGAGCATTACTAACTTCTTTAGTGATATCCTTTACTTGCTTATGTACATTAACTAAATTCTGATTTTGTTCACCTACTGTTTTAATTAATTGTCCAACGACTTCAAACATTCTAGCATTACCACTGTCTTTTGCATCTTGCAGTAATTCATCAATTGCATCTTGTCCTCGTTCAATAATATTGTATATATTTTCACGGGCATATTTGTAATCAGTATCTAAATCATCACTATTTGATTCAACTACTTTTCTTTCCAGTGGTTCTTTAACAATAGATACCTCGGAGGGCAATTCTAGTAGGTCATTTAATTTATCTTCAAAATCTTTACTCATATAATATTTTACCCGTAAGTTCCTGTAGCAGGATCATAATTAACTGGTGGATTATAAACTGTTATAGTAGAGTTTGCATCAAAATCGTCTCCTGGAGTGATATATGTATTCGCACCGCCTTCAGGAATAACTGTAATTTTACTTATCACGTTATCAAGTCCTAGTTTCGTTTCACTTTCCTCTGTTATCAAATGATCACCTGTTTCTAATTGAAAGAAATCTTCTGAAAAATTTGTACTAGATTCTAAAGAGAATCTATCAAAAGTTCCATTTGCTGGAATATCAGGAATCATTTCTTTAAATGCGACTTCAATTGTTTTTATAATTGAACCACCTTCTTTGATATCAGGATAAATGAACGCCTTTAACATGAATGCTATTGACCAAATAATCGTTCTTCTAGCAGAAAATTCTCCTTCATAAGAATCTTCACTTGTGGCACTTTGAAAAATAATAGGAACATCTATCTTAATTCCCATATCTGTTAAAATATTTACACTCACATTAAATTCTGGAGTAAAGAACGGTAAAATCTGTTCTAATATTTGAGTGCCATCTTCAGCATTATCAACAAATGCATATAAAGAAAAATCAAAAATGTATGGAGAAGGATTATACATTTTTTTGACATTTCTATTACCATTCAATGTTTCTTTATGCGTTACTGTTCCTACGGAATTTAATTTTCTCACAGGATCATAAGCCATACCCGTCATTTCAAAAGCCATTCTAGGCAATTGAATAGCAACTTGTCTATCTAAACTAGCATCTTGATTTATTCTTGATAGAAACTTTTGTTTTGGTCCATAAGATATAGGGACCTTTTGTCTAGATACAACTACTCCAGACGAATTCTTTTTTTCTATATTAATATCATTAAACAATGTTCCAAATAATGCAACATATTTTCTTATTGTCTGATGATAAAAAGTTTGTCCTAACATAATACTCCATAAAGTTTACAGTATTATTTAGTTGTATAAATAGTCTTATGGCACTATCAATAAAAACTCAAGGCGAAAATTTAACAATGTATCAAGGCAGTAACTTTGAAAAAGTTTTTACTGCTAAAGATGCAAATAACTCCAATGTGACCATAAGTACCGGTACCTGTGCTTCTAAAATGAAAAAGAACCACACAACTACTAATACTTCTTGGATTCTTACCTTTTCAACATCTGTTTCAGGTAGTAATGTTACAATTACTGCAAATTCTACAACAACTGGTGAAATGGCTTCTGGTTTATATGTATATGATATTGAATATCTTCAAAGTGATAACGTGACAAGGGAGAGAGTTGTTGGAGGAATGATTACAGTCTTACCAGAATCTACAACTTAATAATTACTTTCACTAAATGGATTAGATTCAGAGAAATCTATAATAGAATCTGATTCAGTTTGAATTGTAATATTATTTGCAGATGTATCATTAACGAATGTTTGTGTATTAGGTGTAGTACCAACCGTAAAATAAGCACCACTTGTATTTCCAACTACATTTTGACTTAATGAAAAAGTTCCCATTAAATCTGTTAGTTTCAATACTCTATCAGTGGAATTCCAAGAAATTACTCTTCCTTTCGTATTAGCAGAACTTTCCGTACTACCAACATATACATATTCGTCTTCTACATAATTTCCTGAACCTCCTGAATCAAGATTTACTTCTATTGAATAAGCATATTTATCTTCTATTTCGTCTATATCATCAATACCAGTATCAATTCTTTGATCGTCATATTGAAACAATTCACATGTTAAATCAAAAATAGGTAATTTACCAAACTGATAAAACATCGACTCATGCTCAACAAATCGAACTTCATATAATTTTTTGTTTAATGGAAAAAATATTATATCACCTTCTCTTGGTCTATCATAACCTGTATCTAGATTTTCCCATCTTCTTCTTGCTACAGAAAAAATTACTTGATCTCTTATCTCTAATCCAAATCTTGAAATGAAATCACCTTCTCCCTCAAAACCATCAACTGATTTAACATACATTTCTATTAAATGAGATTGATTAAATTGAGAAATAGTGTCTTCTCCGTAAAGAAGATCCTCATTCATATATTGTCTTGGGAGATAATAGTTGTCTATGCCAAAATTTTTTATAGATTCTATAATCAAATCTTGATGTAAATTTTGTTCTGATGTATTTTGAAAATGATTAAAATAAGCGTTTGTAGGCATTATCCTGGACCAACCATAAAGTCTACTGGTAATTCGTATTTAAGAGATGCTTGTTCTTCTACATTAGTAATCTCTTGATTTGCTTCTTCAAATAGTGTTCTTCCATTTAATGTTGTTCCTCCTGGAAGTTGTACACCTTCATACTTTATTAAATTAGCACCCCATTGTCGTTTAAACAATGCAGTTGTATACTTCTTCAAAAACATATCATTATATACATCTGAAAATTTTGTAGGATCAATTATTCTATAACATTCTGCAACAATATATTCATCTATTTTTATATCATCTTGATCCCAATCAATATCTAGATACAATCTATTTTGATGTCTTGAAAATCTAACTGGTTTTTTTCCTGCAAACATATCATTTAATAATGAAAGATGTTGCATAGACATTTTATAATTTATCACCGAAGTAGCAGTAAGATATGGCATTTCATTTAAATGAAATTGATATCTAAAAGAAAACAAATCACTTGTTCTATTTGTTCCACTTATATCTTGTATGTCAAAAATACCTGTTACTCCAATTATAGAATCGTCTATCGGTATATAACGATTATCTACATCTCCAAAAGTAACTATTGTTTCGGCTGTAGCGGCTACTGCCGTTGAACCACTTGAACTTCCTGTTATTGTTTCGCCATTCGAAAAACTAGATGATACATTATTATTTGCAATATCATTTGTATCTCTATGATGTTTGAAAGTAATAACTGTAGTATTGGCGGCGACTACATTTGCAGTTGCATTTGATGTTCCTCCAGTTATTTTTTCACCTACTGTAAATGCTCCTGTATTTGAAGCAATAGTTACAGTTGAACCAGTGATTTGATGTATGTTATACATTCTTTCAACACCATCAAAATGATATTCTTGAAAAAATTGCAAGCCTTCATCTATGCGATCTTCCAGTTGATCATCTTCTACATTTATTTCAATGACTGGTTTACCTAAAGTTCTAAGGCAATATTGTTTTAATTCTTCTCTTGTGCTAGGTTTTGCCATGAATTATCTTACGTTCCATTTAAAATGTTACCAGATGTATCTAAAACTGCTAATCTACAATTAACATTAGCGGTCGCATTAGCCGCAAGTACGGCTTGATTATGAAATGTTATTGAACCATTAGCAAGAGTTGACATTACATCTGCTGAAGAATTTTGAACATTAAACACTTTTGTGCCGGCTGTTGAACTTTTTCCTTGAACAAATAATGTACTACCTGTTGAAGATGCACTATTTGACAAAAAATATCCTAGTGCTTCTGCATGATCCGCAGTTGAATCACAACGTACTCCATTTTTATCTGCATTTTGCAGTACAAACATTCCTTGACCACCATCAGTTGTCACTCTTATACCCATAGTTCCTGTTGCTCCACCGGCGTCTTGTATTATATCCATTACCGCTCTAGCATTTGTAGAACTATTATTATCTGTTATTTTTATTAAAGATCCATTTGAAGAATGAGAAGTTCCTGTTCCCAAACCATTATGTAATGAAATAACATGTCCTTCTGTATAAGTATCCGCATTAATATCAATAACATTTCCAGTAGTTTGTGCGGCATCAACTGAAATTGCTATTTGATCTATATCATTTGAATCTATAAAAACTCCCGAAGTCCCATCAGTTGATCCAACATTTATATGCAATTTACCTGCTTGTGCGGCAGATCCTGAATACGTATCTGACCCAACAATTTGCATAAATCCACCAAACTCATTTCCAAATACAACTGTATTAGCGGCATCAGTAACAATGTGCATTTCATCATTTGCATGATTATATAAAATACCACCTCTATCAGCATCATCAGAATCACCAAAAGCAATTGTAACATTTGCAGTATTATTTGCAAATAATGTCATACCTACATTAGTGTTTCCTTCTAGTATTAATTCATCTGCGTTTGTTTCTGAAGCAGTGGCCGCACCTCCAGGATTCGCAAAATGCGTTCTTATATGCAATCGTCCTTTAGCAGAAGTAGCGGCAGTTAAAGTTACACCATCCCATTCTGGAAAATTTCCAATCGCAACATTAGCATTTGTAACATCAGCACCAAGAATTGGAGCAGTATTTGAAACAAGATAAGATGAAGTATTTACTGATATGTTTGCAGAATGAGTAAATCCACCTACAGAAGTTGCATTATTATATTGTCCATTTGCAAATGCCGCACCAGTCATAACGTGAGGACCAGGAGCGGACATCACCCAAACTTTAGCGGTATCAGTCACACTAACATTCACATTATTAAGTGTTCCGCCTTCAGCATTAAACAAAGAAACTGTACCTAAGTCAGCAATTGTCGCACCAGTAAGAGTAATAGTAGATGCACCGTTGGCTTGTAAATTTGCTCCATTTAAATTTATCTCACACTCATTTATTTGGGCTCTTTCAATTTTACTGTCAGGAGTAGCACCAGTAATAGTTGCACCAACATTTTCAGTTAATGCAAACTTTTTAACAGTACCCGCATCTGTAACAGTTGCTCCAGAAAAATCTACAGTACCACCAGAAAATAGCAATTTAGATCCCGTTACATTCGCACCTGAAACAAGATTTGAAGTTATTGTATTAATCTGAAGACCGCCTAATGAATTAGCAGAAATCAAATTAGATGCAGGATCCGTATCTGAATTTTCATTTAATACTGTAATAATTTGATTTGTTTTTGTACGCCACTGTTCAAATGTATTAACTAATTCTACACTCGATACCGTGGTATCAGATATTGCCATCTTTGTCCTTTAACAACTGTAATATTTTATTTACATTTTCTTTTATACTATTAATTTCAGACCTTAAATTATTTATTTCATTTTCAGAATTCTTTATTGAAGTCACTTGCATTAATTTTTGTCTGTGCTTCATTAAAGCCTTTTGATCTGTTCTTATAATCGCATTAGAAAATGGATCTCTATTATATCTTGGGTCATCTGTTTTTATTATCAAGGCTTACCCTCACTATCAAGAGCAATTGCACGTAAATTAATCATCTTAGGCATTCCTATAAAAGAATCTTGTGATGCTCTATCTAAATGCATAACAACTTTTATTGAAAATGTTCTAAATCTAGTATATTTTGCTCCACCACTATCTACATAAGAAATTACTTCATCAAAAGTTTTAAACTCAAATCTCTTAAAATCTGCTTCGTTTAATGAATATGTTGTATCTGCCGTTTTTTGTTCCATGAGAAACCATGGTTTATCGTCAAAATTTTCTGAATCATCACCAGAAAGAACTTTACAGTAAGCATAAATGCTGGCACCTCTTGGTTTGTATGCATCAAGATATACTTTAAGATCAACTGCATCAAATCCTTCTTCCAAAGTAACCCGTCTTGAAATGTATTTAGCGGTTCCATTACCACCAGAAGAAAATGATATTACATTTGTTGTTGATAAAGTTGCAGTATTATTAGCACCTTCTCCCACAATACTAACAACGGCACTTGATGTAACTTGTACATTATCAGATACAGAAGATGTACCACCATCGTAAATTGTAACAGTTGGTGTGGAATAATATCCTGCACCACCGTTCTTAACAACAACTTGATTTATGATACCATTTGCATGAACATTGGCCGCTAAGGTTGCAGTATTTGAACCTGTATCAGGATCAGAAACTACAAACACACTTGTATTACCATCAGAAGCAACATTACTTGATGCGTTTCCAACTTGAGATCCAATATACCCAGTACCAAAATTTGAAACTACAACATCAGAATTTGATATACTTCCATTGTTAATAACATTTTCAATAGTAATTACACCTGTTCTTAATTCATCTATTACAGGAGTTAGTAAAGTATTGGCAGTTTCAAAAAATGCATTAATAGTAAAACTATTATTTGCGGCTTGTGGATATGTAATTTGTTTCTGTTTTTTAAGTTCAACATTTTTATTCAACTTAAACTTAGTTGCAGTACCTTTTGTTGCACCAGCAACATCTGTAGCAAAATATTTAAATTCTGTGAATGTATTTGCAAACTCCAATACTTCTGTCATTAAATTAAATGAATCGAATGATGTATTTGAAGAACCATTGGCCGCGGAAATATCTGAATTATCCAGTCTAGCATATGCATTTGAAGAAGTAAATTCACATCGATTTAATTGAAACATTAGTCCTGAGTCTAACACTTCTTCCCAAACACCTGCATTTGAAGGTTTATAGAAACTTCCAATATAAGGTTGCTTTGTTATTTTCTTTGATGTTCCTGTATGAAATGCACCATATTCAAAACCATATATTTTATACGAACTACTATTTGTCTGTAAACAAATTGCATATTCATCTGGAGCAAGATAGATAGGATGATCAAATTTAAACTGTGTTCTTGATCCTCTATTAGAATTACTTTTATTTGCAGTTCCTGAATTTCCTAAAAATCCTTCTGGAAAACCACCTGATGTGTTTGCAACTGGCGTACTTGTATTTGCAGTAATTTTTCCAGGAGTTAATACAACTTCACTTCCAGGTATAATCAATGATGTACTTGGCATCCCATTAACCATAGGTCGTAACTGTAAATTAACAGGTGTTTTTGTTCCTACTGCCGTATCTTTTGAATTAAAAAATAATGTTACTGAATCAATGAAAACTCCTGCAGGATATAAATTTTTATCGACAAAGAAAGTTTGAGCCATTGGATTCATATAATCTGTAGACTTTGATGCCCTTCCATCAGAAGAGGATCTAGTAACTCTTTCTTCTTTCATATTCTCACGCCTAGAAATAAATGGTCTAGGTGAGATCAATCCTAATTCATTCTTAGCATCAATTACTCCTGCAGAATAAAATATATCTTCTGCAACTGAAGTTGTTAGAGCAGGAATATTATCTGGTTCATCAGTTATTCTAAACAGATTTTGTGATCCTGTATAAGTGTCTGGTGTAATATTAAATTCACCACCAACAACCCCATCATTAGAAACTCTAAGTTGTGAATCTTCCCATCCGTATTTTACAATTGTAGAGATAGCACCATTCGCACCAGTTTGATCTCCTCGTATTACTGCTCCGGAAGAAAAAGCGGCTTCGGTAGACAAGTCAGTAAGCAATACTGTAACATTATTTTGTGTATTTCTATCACCCATGTAAACAATTTTAGCAGTATTTCCAGCATTCGCACCAGAACCTTGAATTGTAACTTGCTCAAAATTTCCTGGAGTTGTTCGAAATACATTAGATGTACTTACATTAGATAAACCGCAAAGTGTGGCCTGTTTAACATTTGCACTAACATTTCTATCGCCAAAATATGCATATACATTTTGATTAGGTTTTAAACCTTTAGCAATAAAGGATACTGTCTGTTGTCTTACTTTTGGTATTACACTTAAATTAACTACTTTGTTTCCAATAGTTTTAATTATTTTTTCTGGAACACTTCCTGTACTTAATCCAGTTAATGTTTTTGTTTGATTAGTTGTTTTTGCTTTTCTATCATTAGTACCTACATCACCAACATCTCTAATACCCTCTTTAACATTCTTATTAATCTGTGCGCCAGACCAAATTTCTTCCCAATCATTCCAATGAGTACCATGACCTTTATTAGTTAATGCACTTGAATTCCATCCATCATACTGTCCTTCTACATTAACTTTAACAGTAACCTTACTCGTTTGATCATACCAAATATCACTATAAGGATCTAATTTCATTTGTCCAATATAATTTTGAACCGAGAAAGGATTTATCTTTAAAGTTTTTTGAATATTCTTTCCTTCATTCGTTCCTGTAAGAGGCATTTGTATAAAAGTATTTGCCGCAAATGGAAGAGTTAATATTCCAGAATTGTTTACTAAGGTTGAAAAGGCAGTACCACCAGATGAATTTGCATTAAAATTCATTCTATGTAAATCTGAACTAAATCCAGGCCTTAAATGTTTATTTTCAAAATCAATCGCACAAGCATAATCTGGATTAAATACATCTCCGATATTGTGACCTCCAAATGGATCAACAAGAATGCCGTTTTTAAATCTATCTTGATTATTGGCATCTGTAATAATTAAACCATCTGCTTCTTTTTCCAACAAACTGAGAGACACATAATATTCAAGATTTTCAATTCTTCTTTCAAGTTTACCAATATCTCTCATTGTAAATCTTTTATTATCAACATAGTTTACTTTTATATCATCCGAATTAAAAGTATATGCTGGCATTTCAAGATTATACAATGTCATTGAATCGTCATCATCAGCAGGTAATTGTGGAAACTTATCTGATACACCTTCAAGAACACTAAATGTTTTATCTCTGTTTAATACAATCTTATCTTTTCTAGGAATATAATATTCATAATCTGTATCAAATGTATAATCGTAATCAGGCATTGCCTTTTCATTAAACACATTTGCAGTAGCAGTAATATCGTTTGTTTGAGATTTGACTCCATCAGAAGTTTCATATCCTAATCTTTTAGGTCTGAAATCAATCATATCTCTTAACTCTACTTTAACACCAGTTGTTGGACTTGTATATGAAGGAACATCATCATATAATGTATTTCCTGATCCCGCATAAATGTAAGAGTCTACTGTAAATGGTCCATAACCTGTATGATTATAATAATCTACAATTGCTATTACTTGTCCAACTGGTTTGTCTTGTCCAGTTTTTAAAGTTATAGTACCATAATCATAATAATTGTCTTTTTGTCCATTATCAAATACAAACTTGCTAGTTATATTATGAGCATTCGCCGCTCCTTCACTAACGGCCGCGGAAATCATAGCATTAGTAAGTTCTTTAGTTGGATTTAATGAATCTACAACTGCAACTAAATTTTTAATATCTGCTATTTTTAAACTATTTGCTACACCAGGAACAACATTTATTGATGTTCCCATATAAATCTGTCCAGAATTTGCTTGAATCGTATTTGTAGATGATGGGCCCACATTAGAAACAGTAACATTTCCTGAAACTAAAGTCTTTGTTCCGATACCACCATTAGACCTCGTTGCTCCAGCCGCTTTATACATCATTGTCGCATAAACCCAAATAGTATTAGCACTATAATCTTTTGCACCTGAAGTAGTTGATTGTACGTTAATTGTTAATTGGTCACCGTCATCATTTAATGAAATGTATCTACCATCTCCTAAAGAAGAACCTGAAGTATTACTAAACTCTACATAATCTCCTTCTCCAGGAATAAAAACTTGATAATTAGAATCTGCTACAGTACCAGAAACATTTCCTGCTCCAGATGCGGGATAAAATACCTCTCCTGCTTCTGATGCCGTTAGAGTTGCAGAGTTACCAGTAAGAGTTGTAGTAAAAGACCTTTTTAATTTATAAGATGCTTTTGTCAAACTTCCAAGTGTTTTGTTTTGAAAAGGAAATAATAGAGACCTTTGATCTTCACTATTGTCAAACAATACAGTATTACCTGTTTCAGTTGCATCATCTTTTCCACTAATATCAATGTTCATCGCCTTAGTTATTGTTGTACCTGATGAAGTAGCAATTGAACTGATATCTTTAACTCCGAAATTTAAAGAATAAGTAGTATCTGCTTGTGTAGGTTGTGTTAGTGGAGTTTCTAGTTGTGCAGTATAAGCGGATGCTTGAGCAGACCCATCACCGTTTAAATCAAATCCCATAGCGGCTTGTGAATTTGCACCTGTCCAAGCAATAATTTTTCTTGTGTCTGAACTATTAACACCCAAATAAGAAGTATTAACTGTTATTGTTGATCCGTATAATGCATTTACAGTAGGATATATTGCAGTGGTTGAAATTGTAGAAGATGGATGAGCATTAGCGGTTTCTCTTAAATTGACAAGAGATGAATTTGCGGCTATGGCCGCTTCTACAGTTCCTTCTACTTTAGAAAATCTAAAATCAAATAAATGGGCATCAAAAACTGCTGGAAATTTTATATGATAAGTTCCGTTTGCATCTGCTCCATATCCAAATTCAGAACTAACAGTAGAAGACCTTCCTTTTTTGTGATCTAATTGTCTTAGTCTAACTGTTCCTATTTTTGTATTTGCAATTGTTGCCGCACTTGTTGTATCGATTGCGACATATTTAAATGCTCCATTAGAAGTAGAAATAATAGCATTTGCTGATACTGATCCATGACAATAACTTGTTGCGGGCCATTTAACACAATGCAAATCCATTAGGTCCATTCCTGTACCACCAGATGTTGCATTAATAGTTGAAGCATTTACTCCTAATTCCCAAGCAGTATTAGAAACAACATCTGATACAACTGCATAGGGACCAAACTCCACTCCTTGCTTTTCTGCGGTAACTGATTCTGTATCTCTTGCTTTATTTAAATTAATATATGTAGGAGTAATCGTTTCAAATTCGAAACCTTTTACATATGCTTTTCCTGCACTCATTTCCGCAGTTACTTTTGATGAAATTCCTATCTTTTGATTTTTACTTCCATCACCTAATGCAGATCCAGTAGTTAGTGTAAGAGCGGTTGTATTTGTTACTCCTGCAACTTCAGCAGTTTTCATTGTATTACCAGAATAAAATATAGAATCACCTACATTTACATCAGCAATAAAATTAGCACCATTTGCAGTAACAGTTGTACTTGTGTTACTTACTGTTCTTTCAGTTGCAGTTCCTCCTATCTTATGATCTACAACATCAAGTAAAAATGGTCTAACAGTAAAATCTCCTGAAGCATCAAATGTTCTTCGTGCTAAAATCTTTTCTATATTACCTAAAACAGGAAATTTAACTTCTTCAATCTTTTCACCATTTTCAAGTCTCAATAATTCAATAAAATCATTATCTGCACTTCTAGTTATTGGATCAGTAACACCTTTAACATATTCTGGACTACCTGTTGCAGGCGTTGAAGGTTTTCCTTGAATTAAATAAGAAAATGTTGTAGTTGATCCAACTCCGGAAATCGTAAATTTACCATTGTATTCTGCTTCAGTTGCTCCTGAAACTACTATAGTATCTCCAACAGATAAGTTGTGGTCAGTAGTTGTTGTTATACTTACTGTACCTGATCTATTGTCTTTTGTGTTTACAGAAAAAGTAAGACCGGAAGATGCTATTGTTTTTCCTTCATCATAATAATCTTTAGAAGCAAGTTGCAAATCAATTTTATATCGATTTGCTCCAGGAGCGGTATAGTTAGGAGTTCCTATAGCATTGTCTAAAAGATCGGCATCTTCTATACTCGTAACTATTGTTTCTACAATAGCCAAGCCTACTCTTTTTGAAGGATTATTATTTACAGTATCTAAAATGAGAGATTGAGGAGAGACATATAAAAAATAACCGCCTACATAGAATAATCCTTCATTAACACTAATTATAGAACCTATGCCAGATGCTAAATTTGTAGTTGTATCTGCTCCTGTTAAACCTTCGTTTTCTCCTGCCACAAGAGCAAAATATGTTGTTCCTTCATCAATTGTGTTAATCGTTTCATTATCTAAGAATTTAGTATCATCAACATAATTAATCATTAACACATCTAATGTTGTTGTAGAGAATGCCTGACTTACTACAACTTCTGCTTTTGCACCAGATGATACACCTTGTATGATACGACCATCAAAATTACTTGCGACAATAGCCGCACCAGCATATTGTGGCTGAAGTTTCAAAGAACTTATTTTACTATTTAATACAAGTTCTGCACCTAAGACCCTAGAACCATCTTGATAAAGAGTATCACCTGTCTTCTCTAATTGGTTTTGAAGAATAGATTGTATTTGGTTTAGTTCTCTTGCCTGAACAGAATATCCAGGACGATATAGAACTTTGTAAAATTTATTTACTTCATTGAAATCATCATAATATGGTGATATGTTAAAATCTTGTGTTAATTTAGGCATCCGTTAAAACTCCAATACGATCTTAAAATCTTCTACTTGATTCTGCAATCTAGTAATTTTGGCTCTATTTTCTATGTAAAGAATGTCCCCACTATAAGGTTTCATTCCAGGTTTTGAAACACCATCTTCTGAAATTGTTCCTGTTGAACTGGAATTTGCTCCTGTCACAACATTAGTATCAGCAAAGGTTCCTTTAACCTCATTTATTCTTAATGTATTATTATTTAGAAAATCTACAACAACCCCATTGGCGGTACTATCTGCTAAAGATGATCCTAAATATACTTTTTCATCTGGTTGAAAAGATCCTGCAACACCACCAACTTTTAAAGTTGTTGATTGATCCGTTAAAGAATCTGTAAAAAATGCAAGACTATTTGCAGTTTGTAAAGGATCTCTTACTAATCCAACTTGTCTAAAATCATTAGATGTTGTAAATCTTCCAGATTCGTTTCCTGATATACGCACATCAATCATAACTCTATTTCCACCCAATTCCTCAATAGAATTTTTACCGTGACCACCAACAGGTCCAATGACAACTTCAGCAGTTGCTCCTGTTCCATGTGACGAATTAGCATAGATAGTAGGTTCTGCTACAGTAAAATTTTGTCCTTTTTGAGTAACAACTACTTCTGTTACGCCATGAGTTGCGTTTCCTCTTGATCTACCTTTAAATCCAGTCCCATCACCATTCAATGATACTGATGGGGTTACTTCATATCCAGAAGTAACATTTGGTGTAATTGTAAAAGCAGGATCTACTGTTATTCTTCTAAGCAAGGAGTCATATTGTGTAATTGTAGTCTGTTCCCCTTGTCCAGAGTTGTTTACAACAAAAATAGTAGAATTTACATATAAACCATCTATACTATTATTTGCACTTGTTGATAACTGTAATACAGTAGAATTTGTCACACTTGCAAAAAGTCCTGTATCAAATTGATATGTTGACTGTGGTTCAATCGAAATTGTTGCTCTTGTATTAGAAGTATCACCCAGAACCACCTCTCCATTAATAAATTTAGTATTTCCTGTAGATGGTCTATATGTCAAATTGTTTGCCGCGGCAACATGAGAAATAAGAGTACCATATTGATTTGATGTTTGTCCTATTAAAACTTCTCCAGGAGTAAAGTCCTGATCATCTCCAACTGCATTCGTAGGTCCTGTAGTAAAGGTAACTGTAAAATCACCATTTGATAATTTGTTAATGATATCAACTTGACCGTCAATAGCGGCATCTTCTACTGCAACCTGTTTAGCACTAACACTTTGTTGTACAGGAAAATATTCAGAAGTTACAAATTTTAAAGTATCTTGTGCAGTAATGGTATACATATACTTCCACTTATAACCATCGGCAGTCTCAATAACTGCGGTACCTGTACCAGTTGGTTTAATAGTAGATGTTCCATTCGATAAATTATTTTGAAGACATTTATAAACATTCATTTCTTCAGTAAGAACATAAAAGTTGTTTGCTAATTGGTCAGGATTTTTATGAGTATATGCAGTATATGTCGAGTTTGATGACCAATCTTCTCTTGCAAGAATATGTTTAACATCTGTAGCAGTAACTTTCTTGGCCGCAATCATTTGATCCCAATAAGAAAATGTAGTATTTGCTAACGCCTCATTTGGTGCAGGGGGATTATCTTCATCTCCCCACTCCTGAACCTTACCGATAAACAAATATAAATTTGTTGCAGTAGTCTCACTAAGGGATTCTATGAATTGTTCTGCGTTATGTATTTTAAATTTTGTTGTTACTAATCTAGCCATATGTTTATTTATGCTAATTAAAAAAGTTTATGTTTGAATATACTTCGGAATCTGGTTTTCAAATGATGCTAATGTTTCAAATTTAAACTTACCTTCATTTGAACGAATTCCAACGTATGCCGCATTAGATGTTCCTATTCCGTCTTCAAGTAATAATAATCCTGTAGCGGTCGAATTAATTGTACAATTTAGAAAATTGTTTGATCCATCATAAGGATTTGATAAAGATATAGTTCCTTCACTTCTTTCTAAATCAAAATTTCTTAATGAATGCAAAGTTATAGATTGATTATTAGTACCATCACCTAATGCTCTATTCAGAGTTAAAGTTGATCCATCTATTGTTAATATCTTTGCTCTTTCTGCCGTATTAGAGGATAATGAAATAACATCATCAACCATCAAATCTATACTAAAATAAGAATTTGATGCCACTAAACTTACATTACCTGTAAATCTTCCATTTACATTAGTTGTTCCTCTTACCGTTGGTTCATGCATCTGATAATGTTGAATGTCTTCATTATCAAATTTAACTGCTACAGGATCAAGTTCATTTAATACTACAGTTTCTCCAGAACTTGTAATAAAATTATTACCATCTTCCAAAATAAAATTAAATTCTGTATCTGTGCTTATCGGTGTATTTGCAATCAAACAAGATGAATTAATGATTTCAAGAACTTTTGTTTCTTCAGATGTCGATATTACTTTTATTCTATCGTCTATTCTAAAATCTGCTTGAAAATCTGTACCAACTCCAAAGATTGCGTTAGACTTCACATAATCAAATGAACAAGTTGTAACTGCCTCATTGTTTCGATATATACTATCCTGTAAACCAATAATTGATGTTCCATCTTCTTCTAATACGAGATCACCTATTAAATCTCCTGTAGTTCCTTCTAATATCAAATTATATGTATCAATATCAATTGCCGCCGTATTTCCTGTAGTTGAATTAGCATTACTGGTAGTATCAAATTGACCATTACATGAATGTAAAATTAATACATTGTTGTTCGAATCATCCAATTCATGTCTTAAAACAATTCCTTGTATTTGACCACCTGTTTCGGCACTTATTTGAGTAACTACACTATTTGCAACAAAATTAGCATTAGCACTAAAAGTAGCAGGTACGGTCATTGTCTTAGGTGATTTTAGTCCTATAATAGAAATAACATTTGCTGATGTTGATGCAACTGTTCCAGTCATGTATTTTTCTAATCTTAATTCACCATAAGAAACTTCAAAACTCTGTTCGTTATCAACGATTACTTGATCTCCTTCTTGGTATGTTGTTCGGAAATCAGTTGCTATTGGATTACTTAATGCTAATTTTTCATTATTTTCTGTAACAAGTGTTTCACTTGCTTCGGAAATCATATATGCATTTGCAACTCCGAGCATAATATCTGAATTACCTGTTATAGTAACTGTACCTAAACTTAAATTTTGATTATCATTAAAAACAATTTTATGTTTAGGATCAGTAGAATCTTCCATTAAAAGATCATCACCATCTTCTTTTAAAGCCTTGTCTCCACCTTCAAATGATATTCTACTATCAAATCCCATATTTAATTCAACGGCATCAGGTGTAAATTCTCCAAATAATTTTGTTCCTACAGGATGTAATAATTTAAAAATAATTTCTTGATAATCATTAAGTTGTTTATTCGCAATAAGAGAATAAGAATAATCTTGATAAAAATCACTATCAATAATTTTTTTACTTGAACTCAATTGTCCATTTTCATCAAGATATACTCCTGTTCCAGAACTGACGGCTCCAATAACTGCATTCAAAGTTGCATTGTTTGCACCAAGACCAGGTAATGTTATTTGAGGAGAAGATGTAAAACCAACACCAACGTCCTGAATCAAAACAGATTTTATAGAACCAGAACCTGCATCTTCAGCGGAAACTCCAATAACAGAATTGTTTCCCAACTCTCCGCCTGGAGAAAAAGCAACACCAGTATTTACAGATGCTATCGCACCTGAATTAGCACCCGTAACTTCTTCATTTGATATAAAATCAACAGTGGAAAAGGCATACTCATCATCAGTGGTATGAGAAAAAGGTAGTGTAAATTTTACTGAAACATTTTCATTATATGTTACTGTTCCTGTAGCAGGAGAGGCTGGAGATCCACTTACAGTATATGTAAAGGCGGTTGAATTTGCTACAGTAATAGTTGCATTACCATTATATTCTGTTTGATTTGCTCCTGAAACAGCAAGTATTTGTCCATTTGATAATCCATGGGCACCATATGTAATTGCGGTTGCAGTTGAACTATCCCGAGTAAGACCCGTTATTCCAAAACTTAGTGTTTGATAACCACCTGTTACATCTACACCTCCTGATGTAGGATACCAATCACACTTTGAATTATTGTTTGCACTATTAAAAAGTTCTCTAGCATCAATACCTCGTCTATATTTTATAGTATTAACAGTTGAGGCTCCTCCGGAAACAAACTGTAAATGATAAACAGAAGGATAAGAACTTCCTAAATAAGAACTATTATTTACAAGCATATCATTTCTTTGAGCAGTAGGTATTTTTTGTGTAACAAGAGTATCTAAAAATTTTATAGTTTTTACTCTCATTCTAGTAGGATCTTTAATAGTATCTTCTGTGGCTACAGTACCAAAAAATGTTCCTATCTTATTACCACTATTCGCATAAATTTTTTCGCCTGGATCAAAAAAATCAGTAATTGCATTTGTTGTAGCAAGAGCATCCGGATCTGAATTTAAGTTTAAAATCTGTACAGAATTTTCTGTAAATTGTGCAGTAGAAGTTTCTACAACTGATATTTTGGGAATAGCCTCATAACCAGATCCAGTACCAGTTGTCTGTACTGTTCTAATATGTC